GCACAGGTAAAACTACTGTTGCTCGTGCCTTATGTGAAGAATTAGGTGCAGACTATATTATTATAAATGGTTCTGATGAAGGCAGACAGATTGATACATTACGAACAAAGATTAAAAACTTTGCAAGTACTGTTTCTTTAACAGAATCGGCTAATCATAAAGTAGTTATTATAGATGAGGCAGATTATACAAATGCTGAATCAGTACAACCTGCTTTAAGAAACTTCTTAGAAACATTTCATAGTAATTGTAGATTCATATTTACATGTAATTACAAAGCAAAACTTATCGAACCACTTCATAGTAGATGTACTGTTATTGACTTTAGAATCGTAAATGGTCAAAGAGTTAAAACAGCAACAGCATTTATGGAAAGATGTTCTAAAATATTAGAAGATGAAGAAGTACCTTTTGATAAGAAAATACTTGCAGAATTAATTCAAAAACATTATCCTGATTTCAGAAGGACTATAAATGAATTACAAAGATATTCTGTAAGAGGTAAAATTGATAGTGGTATTCTATTCTCTATGTCTGAAGTAAGTCATAAAGAATTGTTATCATCATTAAAAGAAAAAAGATTTAACGATATGAGAAAGTGGGTCGTACAGAATCTAGATAAAGAACCAGCGTTCTTGTTTAGAAGTATCTATGATGTACTTTACAAAGCGTTATCGCCAAACTCTATACCACAAGCAATATTAATAATCGCAGGTTATCAATACAAGGCAGCTTTTGTTGCAGACCAAGAGATTAACATGGTTGCATGTCTAACAGAAATAATGGCAGGGTGTAAGTTTAAATAATGTATGAGTTAAAGGATTATTTAAATGCAATAAATTTTTCTAAAGAAAAACTTCTTGATACTGATGATACAGAGTGGGCAAAGAAATATCCACCCTTTGTTATCAACAAGTGTTTGTCTATGTTTTATGACTGTATTGCACAGGCAAACGAAATGAATGGGTACCACTTCTTAGATAAAGATGTTCAATTTAATTTTTTCATAAATAGTATAAGAAAAAAGAAGCGATTTGGTGGTAAGTGGCTAAAACAAAATGTTTTAAAAGATGTAGATTATGTCAAAGAATATTATGATTATAGCAACGAAAAGGCAAGAGAGGCCTTATCAATACTAACTAAAGAGCAGATTGAATTAATCAAATTATCTATTGATAAGGGTGGGAGAAGAAGAAAATGAATGATGAGATAGAATGGAATCAAGATAACATGCTCGAAGTTACAATCAAACAACCTGATGATTTCTTAAAAGTAAGAGAAACTTTAACAAGAATAGGTGTTGCAAGTCGTAAAGACAAAACACTATATCAGTCATGTCATATACTACACAAACAAGGAAAGTATTACATTGTACACTTTAAAGAATTATTTGCATTAGATGGCAAGACAGCAACACTATCAGAAAATGATATACAAAGAAGAAACACAATATCTATATTGTTGCAAGACTGGAATTTAATTGATATAGTACATAAACAAGAATCAGAAAATAAAGCACCATTAAGTCAGATAAAGGTTTTACCTTTTAAAGAAAAGAATGAGTGGACACTATCAGCAAAATACAACATAGGCAAAAAAGTAGAAGATGAAAGTACCTAGTTTTAATGAATTTATTAGTGAGGCAGTTGAAACTCCTAAACTAGTAATCATAACAGATGAGCCTGAACAAGCAAAAACTTTTCACACGGCAGATAGACTTCAACAAGAGGCGAAAAAGTTAGGGTGGAAATATTACTTGTATAAACTTACAGGTGGGTATACATCAACAGAAGAAGGTATTAGAAGACTACATAACAAAGATGATAAAAAAGGTTTTGTAGTTGATAAAAATACTATTGCAATATTTAGAGGTTCAGTTGTTCGTAGAGACAGTTGGATGGATATTGTATCTATGTTTGAAAAAGATAAAGTATGTTGTGTAAACAGTCGTAACAGTATAGAAATATGTACAGACAAATACAGAACATCTATTAAACTTGCAGACTTCGGTTTAAGACAACCCAAATCTGCACTAATAACAGATAAAGAAAATGCCTTAAAAGCATTTGAAAATTTAGACACAGACTTTCCTGTAATTATGAAAACACTAAGAGGGTCAAAAGGTGTGGGTGTCTTATTTATTGAATCAGAAATAGGACTAGATTCTATTGTACAGTTAATCAATAAACAAGATGAAGATTCTGATTTATTAGTACAAGAATATATTAAGACAGACTATGATGTTAGAGTATTAGTTTTAGGTGGCAAAGTTCTTGCAACAATGAAACGACCTGTAATCAAAGGTGATTTTAGAAGTAATGTATCACAAGGTTCAAAACCAGAAGAATTAAAATTAACAGAATTAGAAATAGAAGAATGTATTAAGGCCTCTAAAGCAGTAAATGGTTTATGGACTGCTGTAGATTTTATACCTTCAAAAAATAGAACAAAAGAACCACCATTTATGATTGAGGTAAACTCATCACCTGGAACAGAAGGTATGGAAGAGGCAACAGGTAGAAATATTAGTAAAGAAATTTTAGAACATTTTTCAGATAAAAAGAATTGGGTACAAGAACCTTCTAAATGTGGTTACAAAGAAGTTATGACAATAAAACCTTTTGGTGATATTGTTGCAAAATTTGATACAGGTAATAGTGGCACGAATGTTATACATGCAGAAAACATGGAAGTAAAAGGTAAAAAAGTAACATGGTCATTATATAATAAAACTATAACATCAGATATAATTAGACAAGAAGAAATAAAAGTAGGTGGTCTAAGAGACTATGAAGAAGACAGATACTTAATTAAACTAGATGTACAATTTGCAGGTACAATGTATACAGATGTTGAGTTTACTCTAGATGACAGAGAAAACAGAACACATATATTATTAGATAGAGAATTTATGAATAGACTTAATGTTATGGTAGACCCTAGTAGAAAATATATAGTTACTAGTCCGTACACCATTGACAAATAACAATTTTTATAGTACAATACATTATTAACAAGTGAGGTAAATTATGGCAGATGTGAAGCTATTTCGTTTGACAACAGGCGAAGATGTAATCGGTAAACTTAAAGAGGAACTATTTGATGAAAATGGTATTTCAACACATGTGGTTTTAGAACAACCTTTTGTGATTATTCCACAACAAGAGGCACCAGGTAAACCTGTAACTCTAGGATTTCATCAATATATTCCGTATGGCAAATGTGATGAAGTTACATTTAAACAAGAGAATGTAGTTACAAGTGTTGAACCAACAGATGAATTAACTAAGACATATACACAAAATACAGGTGGTATAGTACAAGTTGAAAAACAGTTGATTACTTAATGAACTTTTATAAAAACTGTGTAGAATATAAAGGTAAGTTATTTGTTAGAGGTATACATGAAGGTCAAGAGTTTCAAGAAAAAATTGACTTTCAGCCTACATTTTTTACATTAACAAATAAAAAATCTAAACATACAAACTTGCAAGGTCAGTATCTACAGCCAACACAATTTGATAGTATTGCAAAGGCAAGAGAATTTAGAAAGAGTTATGATAACTCTAATTCTCCTATCTATGGTATGGAAAGATTTGCATATCAATATATTGCAAATGAATATCCAGAAGAATTAGATTGGCATAAAGATAAAATTAAAATCTTTACAATTGATATTGAAACAAGTTGTGAAGAAGGATTTCCTGATGTAGATAATCCTGTTGAAGAATTGTTATGTCTAACTGTTAAGAATCAAACTAACAAACAAATTATAACATGGGGTACAGGTGATTTTAAAACTGATAGAGAAGATGTTACTTATGTAAGATGTAATTCAGAAAAAGAATTGATAAAAGAATTTATGTCTTTCTGGATGAAAAACTATCCTGATATTATTACAGGTTGGAACTGTAAGTTTTTTGATATACCATATTTACTAGGTAGAATATCTAGACTAACAGACAACAAAGTTATTCGTAAACTATCGCCATGGGGATTAGTTGAACAAAAGGAAATTATTGTAAGAGGTAGACCTAAAACAATATTCAGTATCATGGGTATTGCAATGTTAGATTATATTGACTTGTATCAAAAGTTTATTCCTGTAAGTCAAGAAAGTTATAAACTAGATTATATAGGTAAAGTTGAATTAGGTATTGGTAAAGATGAAATGCCATATGAAACTTTTAGAGAGTGGTATACAAAAGACTTTCAATCATTTGTAGATTATAACATACAAGATGTAGAAATCGTTGATAGACTAGAAGATAAATTAAAACTTATTGAATTAATATTAACAATGGCCTATGAGGCAAAAGTAAACTATGATGATGTATTCTCACAAGTAAGAGTGTGGGATGTTTTAATCTATAACTATTTAAGAAAAGAACATATTGT